TAAAAAAGTTATGGCGATAGAGAGTACAACAGAACGATCAATTTTTTTTGATACAGATGAGTTCGCGGATAGTGTAACAATCACTATTGGCGGTTCAGCTTCAACGATCAAAGGAATATTTGATAATGAAATGACTACAATAGACGTAGGGGATAATGCGGGTATAACTGCAAACCAACCTAAAGTAACTGTTAAGACTAGCGATATAACAAATGCTGATTTTGGCGACCCTGTTGTAATTAATTCTGTAAATTACACCGTTAATAACATTTTAAAAGATGGTACAGGAATTACAGAATTATTTTTGAGTGAAGCTTAATTATGGCACATAAAAGAACAAGTATTAGAAATAATGTTACAACAACATTAACAGGATTAACAACAACGGGTTCAAATGTTTTTGAGTCCCGTGTTTATCCAAATGAATTAAGTAAATTACCTTTATTAAATATTTATAGTAATACAGAAACAAGCGAATTATCTAGTATAGGTAAGATTGAACGTAATTTAGAAATACAAGTTGAGGGATTTGCAAAAGCAACGGCAAATATAGATGAAACACTTGATACTATTGCAAAAGAAGTTGAGGTTGCTATGGCAACTGATTTAACAAGGGGCGGACACGCTAAAGAAACATTTTTAACTAATACAGAATACGAATTAGAAAATATAGGCAATCAACAATTAGGCGTTATTAAAATGACTTTTAATGTTCATTATATAACAACTAAAGCTGACCCTGAAACGTTAGGATAATATATGGCAAAAAGAATTATAGTCGTAAAAGACAATAATAAAGTTGAGATTTGGGATAACCAATTAGAATATTTTAAAAGTAAAGGATATTCTGAAGAAAATCCTAAACCAATTATTAAACAACAAACAAAAAGTAAATTAACAATTAATAAGGATAAAAAATAATGGCTACACACACAGGAAGTTCGGGAACTGTAAAAGTTGGTGCTAATGCAATTGCAGAATTAAGATCGTGGTCTTTAGATCAATCGCAAGACACGGTTGAAACAACTAAATTAGGCGATACAGTTAAAACATATTCAGCAACACAATCAAGTTCTTCAGGAACTATGGATTGTTTTTGGGACGAAACAGATACAAACGGTCAAGTCGCTTGTACTATTGGCGCAACAGTAACTTTAAATTTGTACCCTGAGGGCGCAACTTCAGGCGATACATATTATACAGGAAGCGCAATTATAACTTCAGTTGGAGTTGCACAAACTCACGATGGAATAGTTGAAAGATCAATTGGTTTCCAAGTTACAGGCGCAGTTACAATAGGCACAGTATAATAATTTATGTCAGATATAGACAAAGTTATCGCACATTTTGGGGAAAAGAAAAAAAGATCAATTACAATAGAGGAATGGGGAGTGACTTATTTTATAAGTCCATTAACCGTTTCTGAAACAAGACGATTATTTCAATCTGCAAAAAAAGATGAGGTAACGATGTTAGTTGACGCTATTATAATGAAAGCCGAAAAAGAAAATGGCGATAGGGCGTTTAGTGTAGCTGACAAAGAAAAACTATTAAATCAAGCCGACGTTGATATTATAAAAAGTTTAGGTTCGTTTATTGTGAATGAAATTCATGAGGACGACGTAAAAAAAAACTTCGTTTAGAACCTGACTTTTATGCAATATTTTTTTTAGCAGAAAAGCTAAATAAAAATATTAGTGAAATATATAATATGTCAAAAGTAGAGTTTGATAGTTGGTTTATGTATTTAGAAGTTAAAGCTGAAAAAGAAAAATTTCAAACTGAAAGATTAAAGAATAAGAGATAATATGGCACAAAAAGGAATAAATTTTAAAATAACCGCCGTTAATAAGACTAAACAGGCGTTCGGTCAGATAGGACGGGGATTAAAAGGTATTACTAAAGCCGTATTTAATTTTAAAACTGCATTAACAGGGGCAGTTGGTATCGCGGGTATGGGTTTATTAATAAGAAACTCATTAATAGCAACCGACCGTTTAGGAAAAATGTCAGGCGTTCTTGGTATTGCAGTTAAAGATTTACAGACATTAAAACTAGCTTCCGAAATTAACGGTATTGAATTTGAAACTTTTGCAAAAGCAACAAGACGATTAGTTGATAACTTTGGTGATTTTTTACAAGGGACAGGGGAAGCAACAGTAACTTTTAAAGCTTTAGGTATAAGTGTAAAAGACGCAAACGCCGTTAATGGCGATCAAATGGCTATACTTGGTCTAATTGCAGATAGATTAGACTTAGTTGAAAATAAAACTATGCGTTTAAAGTTTGCGCAAGAGATATTTGGTGGTAGAGGTGCAGAATTAATTAATGTTTTACGAGGTGGTTCGGAAGCTTTAAAAGCTTTTGCAATTGAGAGTGATAGATTTGGTTCTTTAAATAGTAAGCAAGTTAAAGCAGTAGAAGATTTTAACGATAGTGTATTAAGATTAAAAACAGTATTTTTTAATATTGTAAATCAATTAGTTGCTAACGTCAGTCCTGCTTTTTTAAAATTATCAAAAGCAATTAGAGAAAAAGTTTTAACAAGTATTGAGGACGCAAACGGTTCAATACAAGATTTCGCTAATGTAGGTGCTAAAGATTTAATAGACTTTGGTATTAAAGCCGTCAAAATGTTTGAGGGTTTAATTCAAGGTATTGGTGATTTTAGAGTTTCTTTATTAAGAGCAATAGAAGTAATACAACACCCATTTAGTAAAAAAAATAGAAAACAAATTGAAGATTACGAATTTAGTTTAGCAAATTTAATAAAAATTTTAGAAAGTTTTAAAAAGAACGTTGATGTTGTAAGTGAAAGTCTTAACGAACAAGATAGCGCTATGGCAGACGCGGGGAAAACTGCGGATAAATTAAAAGATGAATACTCAGTTATGGAAGATAAAATTAAAAGATTAGAAAACGCAGGCGATACTTTTGGTTCAAGTATTGCTAAAAATTTTGAAAATGCAGTATTTGAAGCACAAAAATTTAGTGATGTATTAAAAAAAATTTCGCAGGATATTATAAGAATTGCTTATACCGAAGCTATTACAAAACCTTTAGGCGAAAGTTTAGGCGGTGCAATAAGAGGTGTATTTGGAAGTATATTTAGTGGTGGTAATTCAACTACATTTAGTTTTCCAAATCCACATAGGGCTATGGGTGGCGCAGTACAAAGTGGAAGAAATTATCTTGTAGGCGAACGCGGAATGGAAATTTTTACGCCCTCTAAATCAGGATATATAACACCTAATAATAAACTTGGTGGTTCAGATAGTATTAAAGTTGTTCAAGAAATTAACATAATGCCAAATGTTAGTGATACTGCAAGAGCAGAAATATTTGGTATGTTACCTTTAATTAAACAAGAAGCATTAAACGGAGTAATGGACGCTAGAAATAGGGGCGGTTCTTTTGCAAGGGCTTTAGGAGTTAAAGCATAATGGCAACTTACACAATACCGACAACTATTGGATTTAGTTCAGTAGAATTTGGATTAGAAAATAATAACCAAGTTTTTGAAAGTC